CTCAATAGCTCGTGCAATTCACCAGTAGTGAGTGAATAGCGTGTACAAATATCCTCATCTGTGTACTCATAAATTTGATTGTCAGAATTTTCTGACATCAATTGAAGAATGTATGTAGAGTACACTGCGGTTGCGGATATGCCATAATGTGTACGGAGTAAATTGAGTATTGACGACGAACCAGCCCACTTCCATGATGAAGCAAGCTGACGGTTGAATTCAATAGACCTCTGTGACACACTTCCACGACCTGGTAAATCCCCATTGCATACACCAGCAGAGCGTAAAATGACACCAAGGTTTAAAATGGGTTCAAGTTGCGAATTCGGGGAATGCTTAAGGAACTGGATGTCGTGGACTGTCTCACAAACATCAAGAGTGACAATGTAACCAGCGCGTCGAGCAGCCTTCACTATCTCTTCTTGTGCTTCGGTCTTAGTTAATTTTGTGAAATCAACCAATGATAATGATAAAAATATCAACGAGGATCCAACATTATTTATTATAGTAGTGAGGGTGGATCCGGATGGTAATCTATAGTCGGAGAACTTCACAAGCAATTTCCAAAATTTTAATGGGTGTTCATACTCAAATTCGATCTTACACTGTTCGATTGCTGATATTATATCAGTTTTATAGCACTCAGGTGTAAACTGTAATATCAGTTTGAAAATCTCAGATGTATGGGACGTATCGGCAGATGATATGTCCATGTTCACTATCAATATACCATCGAGACAGCGACATGAATAACATGAGTCATCTGAAAAATAACATCCATAAGAATTGCCCTGTAAGTCAACTAATTTGTCAAAAACACGTTTGAGAGAGGTGTGTGATGGTGTCTTGATAAACTCGAATGGGAAACGGGGATCGGAAAAAGTTGCCATTGATGATTTTAATATCTCGATAGCTGCGCCAGCTACAAGACTGGCACTGACACCGAGATCAGCAATCATTCGTGGTTTCTTATTCCCAGATTTTGCCCATTCTGCAGTTTTAATTTTCAATTTACCACGGTGAACTCGTGTTTTTGTGTAGTCAGGGAAAGAAAGTATATCGTGCATAGCAGGAATACGTATCTTCGATTTAGTATGTTTTGGGTTCAACCCATATTGTAAATAATACTCATAATAATCGTCAACCACGTTTTGCTTTTGATGGGTGAGCAATGCAGAAACCCAGGTGGTCACAATCGAGTGTTTAACGAAATTACGTTGGTTCTCTATCAACTCATCCTCACCATCCCTCGCAGCTAACAACCGTGGGAGGGCTCCATATAAAGTGCGTGGTGAGTCATCATAGATTTTACCATCATGCGGGAAATGTAATCCGTGTACCGTACGGTAACCACGGGGGGTTGGAGTAAAACCTTCGTTGTCGAAATAAATATCGGTGTATTTTTGATCATGTTTAATAATTCTCACAAGGTGTGCCATAGGGCCACTCACGGAGATCTTACTAACGGTCGGATGAAAAACCCATTCAACATTATGTGAATAGGTTACAGGTAATATACGGAAAGCAGTGGCGTGCCGAGTGTACCCATACTCGGTTATGCCAAACCCCTACATCTGGGCGATAACTGTGGAGGAGTAATTACTTAAAAACTTTAATCGTCTTTTATGTCTGAGACATAGTCTCTCCTCATGATATAACACACTATTATCCACAATGGTCGACCAATTACCTGGTAACTGTACACCAGGATGCTTGTTCAAAAACGTTGGAATAGTGTTATACAATCGAATAGACATACTCTCATCCTTCCTGGTAGCGTAAGGAATAACACGGTCAAAATGGTCAATCAACTCAGTAC